GTTTAAGGTCTCGGGAGTTCGGGTCTTGGAATAGCATATCGCCTTTACCGATTAGTTCTTCCGCTCCGGACTCGTCGAGGATAATTCGAGAGTTAACTTCCGAAGTCGTAGCGAACGCTATTTTCGTCGGTACGTTAGCCTTAATTAAACCGGTTACTACGTCCGCCGACGGACGCTGAGTAGCTAGTACGAGGTGGATACCTACGGCTCTAGCTTTCTGTGCGATACGGATAATCGAAGTCTCCGCCGGAGGTACGGTCGATTCGGCGGCACTATCTACTAACGCCCGTAAATGCTTTATAGCTTCCATATCCTCGCCTCGCTTCTGTTTAGTTAAGCGAACTCCCTTACGGTGGGCTAGTACTTCGTTAAGGTCGTACGACTGTTGAGAGAAGTCGATAATCGAGTTAACTAGCTCCGGCGTATTAAGAGCGAACATCTGGGCTTTATTCTCTACTGTCATCATTAGGTCGGCGAACTCGTCGATAACGACTACGACTCGAGGCATATTACCCTTGTAGTCTTCGATACTTCGGACTTTCGCTTTCTTTAATTCGACGTAGCGTTCTTCCATTAGCTTTACTACCTCGTCGAGAACGTCCGTAGCTTCGTACGGGTTCGTTACGACGGGTCGCATTAGGTGGGGAGCGTCGTCGAAGAACGTAAGCTCTACTTGCTTCGGGTCGATAAGGATTAGCTTTAGATTCTCTGGGCTCATCTGTTCGGTTAGAGCCGTTAGGATTACGTTTAGCATTACCGACTTACCCGAGCCGGTCTGTCCGGCGATTAGTAAGTGAGGCATATCTCCGAGGTCTTTATAGTGGACCTTACCGAATACGTCGACTCCGATAGGGATACTAAGCGTACCTTTCTTAAAGTGATTCTTAGCGAGGTCGATACGCTTCCGGTTCTTACTCGGTACTTCGATACCTACGAGGTTCGTACCCCGAATAGGAGCTTCGATACGTACGGACTCCGCTCCGAGAGCGAGAGCTATATCGTTACCGACTCGAGCGATTTTACTCATCGCTATACCTCTAGACGGTTTTAGCGTGTACTTCGTAACGGACGCTCCGACGAACGTTTCCTCCATTGAGACCGGCATAGCGAACTCTTGTAGTTTAAGACGAATCTTCTCCTCGTCGGTTAAAGCTTGGTTTTCTACTCGATCGTTAGCGGACGGTACGTAGTTTTTATCTACGAAAGTCTTTTGAGCGACCTTATGCTTAACCGCTACCGGAGCTTCCGTACCGATAATACCTAAACGGAAAGCGTCGAAAGAGTTTTGACCGTTAAAGTAATCGTTCGGGTTCGGTAAGTAGATAGAGGTAGGAGAGCTAATATACTTCGTAACTTCGTTATAGAGTTTATAGAACGTAGCGAAATCGCCGTAGAGAGTATCCTCTTTAAAGTCGATAACGTAGTCTTGAATCTGCGGTTCGTTATTCTTATTCTTAGAGATTTTACACTCCCTAAAGATTACCCGAGCCGGAGCTTCGCCGTACTTCTCTTTAACGATATGATAGTCGAACATCGCTTGTAAGAACTTCGAGAAGTCCGTTACGTCGGGGTCGGTATAGCCTCGGCTAAACTTCCAGTCGATAACTTCTATCTCGGTAAGCTTATTACGAGCGATAAGGTCTATCTTAGCCTTAGCCGGAAGCGGAAGTACGTTACCGTCGACTCCGGTTATCTCGGTAGTTATAGATACTTCGACTCCTAGTATCTCGTGGAATACCGGAAGCTCCTCGAAGAAGAATCCGATAGCTTGCTTAAACTCGGTTAATATCTTTTCTCTAGAGCCGGTCTTACCGTAATCTATCTCCGATTCGCTTACGGAGTCTATATAGTCGTAACCGACTTGGATAGCTTCGTCCGTAGACTTGCCGTTCCCGAAGTACGCCTCGGCTACCTTATGGCAAGCCGTACCGACTACTCCGCTAGGACTCATAGCGTCGTCGTAAACTTTAAGGATATACTTCTTCTTAAAGTTTAGAGGATTACTTAGTAAAGCCGACATACTAGAATAACTCCAGTAGTCTATTTGTGGTTCCATAGGGCTGGTCTCCTTTGGTTTAGTTAATGTATCTCTATTGTATATCGTAAACGCTTAAAAGTAAAGCTACTTCTTTTCGGATTCTCGTCGAGCTTTAGATTCTGCTATTTTACGAGCGAGCTTCTCTTTAGGAGTCTCGACCGGTTCGGTCTTAGCCGGTTCTTGCGGAGCTTCCGCTTCGGTTGGCTCTTTAGGAGACTGGTCTACGTCTTCCGGAGGAGTAACTTCTCCCTCGATTACGTTAGTCTTATCGGACTTACCTTTATCGGAAGCCTCGTCGTCGGTATCTACGATACTCTCTTTATCGTTATCGACGTAGTTATAGCCGTCGCCGTCTATAGAAGCTTGGTCGGCTCTAATAGCTTGCTGTAGGCTCGTAGATAACGCTCCGTACTTACTAATTAGAAGCTTTAGAACGGTCTTCTTAGCCATTACGTCGAACTGGTCTTTCCAAAGTCCGGTACCATATTTAGCGAAGTTCTTAGAATATTGTTTAGCGTGTTTAGTTAGCTCCTCGACCGTCATATAGAGTTCTTTTTCGAAACCGTTATTTAAACGGAAGTACCCGAGGTAGCCGATAATTTTTTTACTATTACGTTCTTTATCGTCTTGGATAAAGTCGAACTCGACTTCGCCGGAGCGTCGGTCTGTACCGATATACTCTCCCTCTCGAACGTCGGAGGAGTTAATTCTCTTAAACTGTCCGGAGCGTTGGGCTAGTTGGATAAATCCTTTATAGCCTAGTTGGAATTGAGCTACGTTTTGCCAAGTCTCGACGGTACGTTCGAACGTAGAGCCGTCGGCTTTCGTAACAAGTTCTTTAGTCTTTACCTTATTATTGTAAGGAATTATATAAGCGAATCCGAGGTTCGGGTCTATCGGAAGCTTCATACTTGCGGCGGTTATTGCCGCCTTAATTATCGACTCCGGAGGACAATCTTGTAGTACCGGATTAGTATTTACGACGCTTAAAAGCGAGGTCGTAAAGTTACCGGCGTTATCTCCGCCGATACTCTCCGATATTACTTGCTGTACCGCTCCCGAGCGTATATACGCCTGTAGGCTTACGGTCGGTTTATTTGTCATAAGGGCTGGTCTCCTTGTTTTATTAAATTGTATCTTTAGTATATACCGTAAACGGTTATTTTGTCTAGTACTTTATTTAGAGAAGCATATCGCCGTTATTCGGCGTACGAATCATCTCGTTAGACTTACGCCACGCTTCGCCGGTATGGTCCTTATAGAAGCCGTTACGCTTCGCTATCTTACGTCGAGTCCGGCGATTACCGGTTCTAAAAGCTAATTGGTCTTGTTGCTTCGGCGTAAGCTTAACCGGTTCTTTAGGACGGTTAGCGTCTTCCTCGGCTCGAGCTTCTTCTTCGGTTAATCGAATCTTAGTAGTTTTACCCATATTATTTACCTTTACTTTTTAAATACGACGGCTATTAGTATTAGCCATAGTAGGAATATTATTATAATCATACCTCGACCTCCTCCTCGGCGTAGATATTTAACTCTCCGTTAATCTTCTTCCGATAGTACGGACGGATATATATCTTATCTTTAATCTTACCGTCGGAATAATGAGCTAGTTCTACGAACTTAACCGTATTACTCGGAAAGTCTTTACCGGTAAATCGCTTAGGGAGTAGGAGTTCTAGGGTCTCTCCGACTCGATAAACCGTAAGTCTAATCATAGTCCGAATAAACTCCTCTGCGGATTTTTAACCGTCGACATATATTCTTGCCAAGCTACTTCTTCGATACCACGCTTACGAGCGATAGCTAAATCGGTAGGAAAGTATTTACCGTCGACGTTTTGTATAACCGCTCGAAGCCGGACGATAGCCGACTCCCTCGGTAGGTCTTTAAGTTGCTCTAAAGCGATAGCGTCGCCGACTCTATAAAACTCTTGCCATACGGCGATAGTACACTCTATATCGTCGTTTCGAGCGTTCTCGTATTTAGAGAGAACAAACTCGACTTTATCTTTTAGCTTCTTAAAAGCTACGGCTCGTTCGGTAGGTGTTGTTACGTGAGCTTTCATTACTTATTAGTTCCTTTCGGAAAGACCTCGTTACGTAGACCGATTCGAGTTAAGAATCGACGCCACTTAATAATCCGGTTAATTCGCTTAGTTAATTTATCTCGCTTAGATACCCACGCTTCGAGCGATCGGCTAAGAGCGTCTCGTTTAACTCCGGACATTCCGTAGTTATTAAGCCGGTCTTCCGTCCAAGCTATGTTTTTATTTACTTCGGTTCGTATTTTTCGTAGTTCGTATAAGCTAGTAGCCATTTATTTAGTCTCCTCCCCTCGATATTCCTTGGTAATAGTCCGAGGGTCTATCTTTAATTTTTTAAGTATCGGTAGAACGTCGACGACTAAATCGCTTCCGTTATAGGTCGCTTTAATCAGTCCGTCGCCGTCGTTGAACCAGTCGGAATTATGACTTTCTAGTAAGTCGCCGAGTTCCCCGATTCGAGCCGGATAGATAAACGCTAGTAATTCGTGAAGCGGTAGCGACGGAATATACGTACACCGGTATTCGTCGACTTGCGTTTTAAGCCAACGAGCGATACGTTCTATCTCCTCGGCTTCGTATTCTTCTTTTAAATTACTCATTATTCGGTAGCCTCCCAGATTATTATTAAAATGTTATCGAAGAATCCGAAGATTATCGAAATTAGTATTAGTGCGAATAGAGTCCAGCCGGATATAGCGAGGACGTTAATAGTCTTCCCGAGTACTCGCTTAGAGAGCGGTAGCCGATAGCCGGTTCGGTAGTTATAGAAGCTAATCATTACAAGCCTCGTCTTCTTCTAAGTTCCCGAGATAAGCGTCGACTATATCGTCTACCTCGTATTGTTCTAAATCTTTATTATGGCAGTCGGAACAGTAAACGCTATGACTAGGACCAGGTTCGGTAATACCGTCTCCGCCTTGGTCGTACTCTACTTCCGCATATTCGTGGTCGCATTTAAAGCGAGTATCTCCCTCGATTAGCGAATAAGAACTAACTTCTATATATCTAACTTTTACTTTCATAGGGCTGGTCTCCTAATTATTTGTTTGTACCTCTAGTATACTACGTTAACGCTTAATTCGTAAAGGACATTATCGCTTAATTGTCTTTTTAGGGGGTCGTAGATTATGATTAACTGGTACCGTAGGAGTTCTATCTCGATAGAGTCGCTTCGGCGACCGGCTGGTCTCCGGCTTCTACGGTACGCCAAATAGAAAGACCGGAGATATGGCTAAAAAAGGACATCACGTACTATTTTACGATCGAGAGTGGTCGGTTAATCCCGACTCCGCTAGCGTCCGCCAAACTCACGAACTTATACCGCCGATGTACCGAGATCCTCACGACGCACTACACGACGCAGTACCGTACGTTCCGACTCTAGGACGCCACTTAATGGCTTTAGTAAATCGAGATCTATTAGTAGTTCGAGGAGATTATATTCGCTCTATCGAATCGCTAATGTTCGAAATCGAGGATAAAACTAAAGACCGGAGAGTATCGGAATTAGAAGCCGGAGTAGCTTTTCTAGCGGTACACGCTCTAGAATTACAGCTTCCGTTTATCCGAGAGGGCTTGATTAGACCATAATCGCTATTTACAGCAAGCGGATAAAAGAGCTATACTCGTATTACCTATTTAAATAAATCTCTTTATAAGAGAGGGTAATAGGAATCGAATACACTACAGTTAAATATAAAGAAAAAGACCTCTGAAAAGGTCTAATTCTTGGAGGGTAATTTTCGAATACCCTCTAATTATATCAAACTCGTATCGTATTGCAACCCCTTAGTAACAGAGGTAGACAGGACGCTAGTTAGCGGACGACCGGAAGCCTCGTAAATAATTCGCCGGTAGATGATAGAGCTAAGGCTATCGAATAACTAACTCGGGTGTATCGCCTGTAAATAGATACCTTTATACGATAGTAAACGTACGTACTTTAAAATCTTAGACTCTCTAAAAATCGCTTAAATCTATAAGGTTATAACGATAATTAGATAAGCTCTATAAAGTAGTAATTCTAAGAATCGCTTTCGGATTAGAATAAGGTACTCGCTAAGTCTAGTTCCCTATACTATCGGTAAAGTTGTAGTTCCGACGAGTCGTTAATACCCTCGAGCCTCCGGCTAGAACGAAAAAAGGGTTTATTTAGCGTGGCTTTAAATCGGTGTGCTATCATTAGTTTATGACTAAGGAGACCAGTCCTATGACGAAGAAAGTAAACTTTACTAAAGCCGACGGAATAACTACGGCTAACGTAGAAGACCTATTCTTATTTAAAGATAATCCTAGAGACGTAGAGGCTAAAGACTTCGAGCGTTTAAAGAAGCAACTCGAATTAGGAGAACACTCGACGCTATTAGTTACGGTAGAGGGCGAAGTTCTCGGCGGTAATACTCGGCTTCGAGCTTATAAAGAACTCGGTAAGAAAACGGCTAAGGTCGTTATCGTCGAAGTAGTAGAAACCTCCGAGGGAGTACATATCGTTTTAGACGGTAAGAAGTCCGAGCGTACGTTCGACTCGGTAATGCAAGCTAAAATCGAGCTAGCCTTATCGCATAATGATTCTATCGGTACGAATAACGAACTTAAGCTAGCCGAGTTAATGACCGTCCATAACGTACCGACGGAGCTTTATTCCGTAGCTACTAAGATAACGCCGGTCGCCGATATTATAAATAATCTTTCGCCGTCCGAAGACGAAGACGCTTCTAAAGAGCTTAACGCCGACGACTATTTAAACGCCGATAAAGACGTAATCTCTTGTCCTCGCTGTGATTTTGAGATACCGATAAGTCCGGAGCTTATAGAGCGAGTAAGAGAGATTATCGAAAATGAGAGTAATTAGTTTATTTAGCGGTATAGGCGGTTCGAGCGAGGGCTATATAGCCGACGGTAACGAGGTAGTCGCCGCAGTCGAGTTTTTAGACTACCAAGCCGAGACCTACCGGATAAACCACCCGACGACGAAAGTCTACGAGGAGGATATTCGTAAGCTAGACCCTCTAAAGATTCTCGAAGAACTCGGATTAAAGGTAGGCGAACTCGACGTACTAGACGGCTCTCCGCCTTGCTCTAGCTTTAGCGTATCCGGTAAAGGGTCTAAAGGTTGGGGCGACGAAAAGAGCTACGGTAATAGAAAGCAAGTTACGGACGATTTATTCTTCGAGTATATCCGCTTCGTCGACGCTATAAAGCCTAAGTTTTTCGTAGCCGAGAACGTAAAAGGATTACTCCTCGGTAAGAATAAAGCCTATCTTAGCTATATTCTAAAGAGCTTTAAGAGCTATAAAATCCGTATTTATCTACTAAACTCTAAAGACTTCGGCGTACCGCAGAGCCGGAATAGGGTATTTATTATCGGCGTAAGAGAAGACCTCGGAAGTATCGTCGACCTAAACCTAAAGAAAGCTCCTCTCGTAACCGCCGGAGACGCTATTAAAGACCTCGTAATAACGAAAGCCGAACTCGAAGAAGCTAATATCGAGAAGTATTCTATCTACCCGAAACTAAAAGCCTTAAGTATAGGAGAGTCCGACTTTAATCTCGTTAAAGCTAATCCGTTCCGTCCGTCTCCTACGATAACCGCTACTATCGGCGGTAAAGGTTCTAACGCCTTACATCATTGGAATAATAGACGCTTTACCGTTAGAGAGATACAACGCCTAGCCGGTTTTAGAGATGATTTTATTCCGCATAAAGATAGTAATCGAGCGAGGGAGGGATTCGGACGAGCGGTAACTCCGCCGGTAACGAAGTCTATAGCTCGCTCTATAAGGGAGGTTCTAGAAAATGAGTAATCCGGAAAGCGAAAGTAGCTACGACCTTACAAAGAAGTTTAGCTTCGATTCTATAGAGGGCTTCGACGAACATATTAGCTTACATATACGAGACTACGACCGACTCGGAGCGACGGTACTCGCTATAGCCGATAGCTTTATTATCGGAGGAAAGCGAGTCTACGATATAGGTTGTTCTACCGGAAAGCTAATAACCGCTCTAGACGTTAAGTACGCCGACCGTAAAGCCGAGTACGTAGGTATCGACGTAAATCATAACTTCGCTAAAGACTTCGAAGATACGGATACGGTTAAGTTTAATAAAGCCGACGTAACCCGAGGCTACTCGTTCTCCGAAGCGTCGTTAATCCTCTCGCTCTTTACGCTACAATTTATCGACCCGAAAGATAGACTCCGAGTACTCGACTCTATTAGCGAATCTCTAGATATAGGGTACGGTTTTATCGTAGCCGAAAAAGTTTATCCGGACTCGGCTAACGCCTTTAGGATTCTCGAGGGAGGCTCTAACGACCATAAGCTAGCTCATACCTCCGCCGACGAAGTAATTAAAAAAGAGCGAGATATTCGGGATATAATGCGACCTTTCGAGGAGGAGCTATTAGTCGCCGAACTTAAAAAACGATTTAGGTCGACTACGACTATATGGTCTTGCTTTAACTTTAGGGCGTGGCTATGTATAAAGTAAGACCTAAACGTACCGGCTATAGGCTTCGAGATTCGTTAGACCAAGAGACGCTAAATAAGCTTTACGGTTTAAAGCGTAGGCTCGAACGTGGTAATATAAGTAAGTCAAATAATAAAGGAGACCAGTCTTATGTCAAAGGACAAGAAGAACAAAGTAGCGGAAGAACAAGTAGCACCGGAAGCCGTAGAAGCTCCGAAGAAGCCACAAGCCGTAATTAAAGTAGTAGCTATCGAACTCGATACAGAATATACCGAGCCGGACGGTTGGGTACTTAAAGAGATTCATAGCGTAGACGTAGCCGAGGGTAAGTTCTTCGGTGTATTAGTAAAGATTCTAGATTACCCGACTCCTAAAGTTCGTCTCGGTAAAGAGTTCGAAATACCGCAAGAGTAGAAACTAGCTTTACTATCCTTTTCGCTAAGATAAGGTTTATACTAGGAATATGAAGACCGCTAAAAAGTCAACTCCGAAACCTAAGAAGACTCCGGTTACTAAAAAGCCGAAGTCTTCTAAAGGTGGTCCGAGAAATATAGATTGGTACGAGGTTCGTAAAGCTTACCTTACGGATAATAATCTTACCTACGAGGATTTAGCGAAAACTTACAAGGTTAGTAAGACGACTATCGGTAATAAAGCTCTAGCCGAAAACTGGACACAACTTAGACAAGACCTTAACGAACAAGCCTTTAGCGATTTTACTCAGAAGCTACTCGATACTAAGAGCGAAGCACAGTCGAGACATTTACAGCATTGGCAGAACTTACAGGCTCTCGTTAATAAAGCGATTATAGATATAGCCGAGCGTAATTACTTTACGAATAAAGCCGGACACCTCGTTTTAGACGCTAAGAATAACCCTATCCCTAGACCTATAAATACGTTCGAGCTAGAGAAACTAGCTAAAGCAGCGAAGATAGCTATAGACGGAGAGAGAGTCGTTCTCGGTATTCCTACGAGCGTATCGGCTCTATCCGACCCTCAAGGTAATAACGTATGGTCCGGCTTCTCGGATATGATTAAGGCAGCAGAAAAGGTATTATCAGAAAATGGACAAGACACAAGCGGAGGCAATTCGTAAATTAAGAAAAGCGAGTAAAATATCTCCTCCTTTCTTTAACGAGTGGATACTAGGCGGTTCTTTCTGGTCGAAGCAAGAGGAGATTATTCTCTCGGTTAGAGATAACCGTTATACGACCGTTAGAGCTTGCCACGACGTAGGTAAGACGTATATCGCTTCTCGTACCGCTTTATGGTTCTTATATAGCCACCCTCAAAGTATCGTCGTTACTACCGCTCCTACAATGCGTCAAGTCGAAAACCTTTTATGGAGGGAGTTACGTTCCGCTCACGAAGCGAGTAATCAACCTTTAGGCGGAGAAGCTTTAAAGACTCGATTAGATATAGCTCCGGACTGGTACGCTATCGGAGCGTCTTCCGGCGACCCTGATAAGCTACAGGGCTTTCACGCCGCAAGTGGCGATATTCTAATTATTATCGACGAGGCGGCAGGTGTAGCCGAGCCAGCGTTCGAAGCTATCGAGGGTATGATGACCTCCGAAAAAGCTCGTATGCTAATGATAGGCAACCCGACGAGCGACTCCGGTAGCTTCCGAGAATCGCACCACTCTTGGGAGTATTCTAATAAAATCCATATCTCCGTATTCGATACGCCGAACTTCGTTAATAACGGTATTAAAACGGTCGAAGATCTACGAGAAGTTAACCTAGATAACGTCGAAATCGTTAGTCCTTGGCTCGTCGCTCCTCGTTGGGCGTTCGAGAAAATAGACTCTTGGGGTATAGATAGTCCGATGTTCCAAGCTCGTGTACTCGGTAACTTCCCGAGCGAATCTACTAATACGGTTATTCCGCTTAATTACCTAGAGCTAGCTTGCGAAAAAGAGCATAGAGATAAGCTTAAAGAAAAAGGCGGACCATTACGTCTAGGAGTCGACCCTGCTCGATTCGGTAACGACGAGACGGTTATTACTCCTCGCTACGGCGGTTATATACCGGAGCAAAAAATATCGTTTAAAGAGGGTACGACGGCGACCGCCGGACGAGTTCTACAGTATTCGAGTCCTCGACCGGTCTTTATCGGAATCGACGTAGACGGACTCGGAGGCGGTGTATACGATACTCTCTCCGACTCTAATATCGACGGTATAGCCGAAATCCATAACGACGCTAAGGCTTTACCGGACGCTACCGGACTTACGTTCGCTAACCTAGCTAGTCAATTATGGTGGAGAGCTAGAGAAATGTTTATCGCCGGAGAGTTAGCTATCCCGAAAGACGATAAACTAATAATGCAATTATCTACCCGAAAGTATAAGTTTACCGGTAGAGGTTTAACGATCGAATCTAAAGACGATTGGAAAGCTCGCTATAAAGGAAAATCTCCGGACAGAGCGGACTCACTTATTTACTCGTTAGCTGATATAATCAGTACAGAAAGCGAGGCGAAAGCCAGTACCGGCAAAGATGTAGCTTCTAGATTAAAAGAACGTATGAGAGAATAAAAAAAGGATTATACTATAGATATGAAGATAGGACCACTAAAAATCTCACTAGCCAAGCCTACACCGCCGGAAGTCGGCGTAGAAGTTGGTACATCGACCGTCGGACTAATGCCCTCGATATTCGGCGACGAGTTTATAGATACGAGTAAAGTTAAAGTAGCCGACTTTAAGAAAATGCTCGACACCGACGGTACGGTACAAGCCTTATTTAATACGATAGTAATGCCCTTACTCGGTTCTAATTGGTCTATCGAGCCGGACGACGATACTCCGGAAGCCGTAGCTCAAAGCGAGTGGGTAGAGGACAGGCTTCGCTTACCTCCGCATAAAGGCGGTATGTCTACGCCTATGGATTTAGTATTAGCTCAAGCTCTACGAGGAGTTATAGAGGGCTACGCCGGATTCGAGAAAGTCCTAGAAGTTAAAGACGGACGAGTCGTATTTAGAAAAGTAGCTTGGCGAGACCCGACTACTCTAGCTATGCGTACCGACGACCGAGGCGGATTTAACGGATTTAAACAAAGAGCTTTTATCGGAAGCGATTATCGAGAAGTTATTATCCCTCTAGAAAGGGCTTTTCTCTATACCTACGGAAAAGAGTTCCATAACTTAAAGGGTCGTTCGGCGTTTACCGCAGCGTACGTATCCTACGATAAGAAGCGACGACTACACTACTTTATGGAGCAACAGGCTCAATCCGACGCTCTTAAGACTAAGGTAGTTACCGGTAAAGAAAAGGCTTCTCAAGGCGAATTAGACGCTACGGTCGAAGCCGTCGACGAACTAGGCTTTAAAGCTACCGTCGGATTACCGTTCGGCTACGAATTAGCCGCACTTAATACAGGCTCGCAGTTCGACCTAATGCCTTACGTAGAACATCATAACGCCGAAATGGCTCGAAGCGTTCTAGCTATGTTTATTCTTCTAGGTACTGGTTCTAAGACCGGTAGCTATAGCTTAAGCCAAGACCAAAGCGACTTCTTTATTCAAGCTCTTAAAGCCGTTAGAACGTCTCTCTCGACTCATATTACGAGTTACTTAATCCCCGACCTATATAACTATAACTTCGAGAAACCTCTCTACGGTACGTTTAAGTTCGAAGATTTAACCGACTCTACTATCGAGCTATTAAAGCAAGTCTTTATTAAGCTAACCGAGAAAGATAAGTTACCGCAAGAAGTTATCGACGGCGTAGTACAAAAGGTAGCCGATAAGCTCGATATAGACGTAAACGTCCTCGATAAAGCTACTAAAGGCGAAGAAGACGATAATACGGACGAAGAAACCGACCCGATAGAAGTTCCTAATACCTCGAATAACTCTAAGATTAAGTTCGCTACCGACGGTTGGCGACGAGACTTAACTCCGGCGGAGAAGAAAGTTAACTTTACCGGTCTCGATAAGAAGCTTAATAGCCTCGAGTCCGAGTTCGAGCGTTCGGCTAAACCGCTTTACGACGAGCTAGCTAAAACGGCTATCGCTAAGTTAGATAAATTACTAGAGGATAAAGACTACGGTAAGATTACCGAGAAAACTCTATTCGACGAGAACGTAAAGAATCAGTATATCCGAGCGGTTAAAGAGTCCGGTCTCGAAGCGTACGTCTACGGTAAGAACGGAGCGAGCGACGAACTAGGAGTTAAAGCTCCGGCTACTCCGAAAGCCTCTAAAGACTTCTTTAGAGACCAAAGCGTAAGTATCGTAGAAAAGCAATACTCCGACTTAATCTTTAAGGTACAAGCCGAGGTAGCTAAAGCTCGACGTAAAGACCAACTCTCTAAGCTATCTATCGGAGCGGTTATCGCTACGGTATCGGCTCTATTTACCGACTTCTATAAGGAAGTTATCGGCTTAACGGCGGCAGCTATTGTAGCGACCGGCGTTAATAAAGGGCGTAAAGACGTATTCGAAGATAGCTCTAACGATATTAGCGAATACCAATACTCGGCTATTCTAGATACTAAGACTTGCCCGATATGCGACGACCTCGACGGAAGCGTCGTAGACGAAGCCGAATATAAGCGAACAGAGTTCGACCCTCCTATACATCATCATTGCCGTTGTATATGGGTAGCTATCCTAAAGGACGAATTAGACCAACCTACTATTACCGGTCTTCCGGATAAGCCAGGCGGAGTAGACGAGCCTAGTCTTACTCGTAAGCTCGAGGAGAGAGTCGAAGAACTAAGCGAAAAAGCGGTTAATCGAGCGGTAGATAAACTACTTAACGAGGAGTAGTATCTATGGCGAATAAACTAGAACAAATCGCTTTAAAAAAACAGAGAGAAGCGGAAGAAGCTCGAGAAGCCGAGATTAAGTCTCTAGCTAGCGTTATAGCTACGGAGACTATATCTCGTATTAAGAATCTATCCGCCGACGAGAAGAAGCCGTTAGAGGCTACTATCTCCGAACTCTCTAAGGGTCTAGCCGAAGCGGTCGCTCTAAGTAACGAGAAGCTAGGCGGAGAAGTCTCCGTCTCGTTCGCTAAGTTAGTCGATAACTTTAAGTCCGCTCTACCGGAGAAGTTCGATAACTCTACTAACGAAAAGCTATTCGCTAAGATAGCCGACGATATTCTAAAGTTCGATAACGCTATTAAAAGTCTCGAGCTTAATCCGACGATTAACCTTAAAGGTATTACGGCTACGGAATTAAAAGCCGAAGTCGACCGTTTAATCGAGAAACTTCCGAAAGACGCTAAGGATAGCGTTAAAATCGAGTACGAGAAAGCCGGAGCGACGAACTATATTAACGTCCGGCTAACCGACGGTATTAACTTCTATAAGGCTCTAGGCGGAGGAGGTGGCGGAGGCGGAGTAGCTCCTCTCGTAGAACTAACCGCTCCGACGGCTAAGTACGGTTATAACGGTAAATCCGAAACGGCTTCTTATCAGTACCTATTCTTCGAGGATAAAAACCTTAATTGGTATATTCTACGTAAGAACTTAACGACGAATATCGTAGACTATGTTAAAGGCGACGGCGGTTTTATGTCGGTATACGATAGCCCGACTACCGCTCCGTCTCCGGCTAACGGCGACTACGGTAGCTACGGAGAGATATTTTAATAATTATGGTAAAATCTAAGATAGGAGAATCTACTATGAGTAAAGAAGAAAAAGCGATACCGGTCGAGATAGAGGCAACCTTAACGCCTGTTGTAGATAAAACGGCAGTTACGGTAGGGCTTTTATACGAAAAGCTATGCCGAACTTATAATCTTAGCCTCGAGGAGATTCGAGAAGCTACGGTTACTATCGTAAACGGCGAAGTATCCGTTAAAGTAAAATAATCTAAAAAGGAGACTAAAGAAGATGAGTAAAGCTAATACTACCGAAAACGATACGCTAGACGCTATCCTACGAGCCGTAGACCCAGCGTGGCGTTCTAACGCTAGCCGTTATATCGCTCTTTATACCGCCGACCCAGGCGAAGCCGGTTCTGCCGTAACTAACGAAGCTACCTATACCGACTATGCTCGAGTAGCCGTAACCGCAGCTACCGGATTTTCGGCAGCGTCCGGAGGCTCTAGTTCTAATACCGGCTTAATACAGTTCCCACAATGCGGAGCGAGCGGTAATACTATTACTCACGTAGCTATCGTTACGACCGCTTCGGGAGTAGGACAGATACTTTACTCGGGAGCTTTAAACGCTTCTCTAGCCGTAGCTAACTTAATCCAACCTCAATTCTCAGCGAGTGCTCTTACGATAACGGAGGATTAGTCCTATGTATCACTGTGGGGAGTGCAAATTAAAAGTTATAGTTATAGGCGAAAAAGTTATTAAAGCCTGTAAGTGCGACGCTCCGGTTATCGCCGAGCTAGTCGCTACAATGGCAGGAAAAGGCGGAGTTACTAATTAAATGGCAGGATTCGCTAACGTAAAAGAAGTAGTAGACGCAGAGTTAAGCGGTGCGTCTAGATTCTCTACGTGGCGTAAATCTCCGTCTCAAGTTACGACGACTCGTATATGGTTCGATTTATCTATGAGCCCAGGAAACCCAGTACCTAAGTATTGGTTCGACGCTCCTCCGCTTATAGCTAAAGCCGTAGCACAGTCTACGGACGGCGGTCTCTTTCACGGCGGAAGCGTATCTCCTTTAAAGAAGTATCTTAGAGAAACTACTCAGATAGCTATCGTAGCGACGGCTCTACCTATGCCAATGATATTGTGCGACTACCTAATTTACTATCCGTCTATAGACGACTCTACCCTCGACCCTCAAGTAATGGATAATACCGTTACGCTTCCTAGATATAGCGACGGAGAGGGCGTACAAATGATAGCCCTAAGCGTCGCCGGACGTACCGGAGGACAGACGTTTAGCGTTACTTATACTAATAGCGAGGGAGTAGCCGGACGAGTTACTCCGAACGTACCGCAGAACTCCGCTCCGTCTATCGGTTCTATTATTACTTCCAACGGTGCCGCAGTTAATACAGCTGGACCATTTATTACGCTACAACAGGGAGATACCGGCGTACGGTCTATCGAAAGTGTTACTATGAACGGGGCAGATGTAGGACTATTTACTATAGTTCTCGTAAAACCTATAGCACAGACGCAGATTAGAGGTATAGACGCTCCGGTAGAGAAAGATTATCTATTACAGACCGGTACTCTACCCGAGATAAAAGACGACGCTTATCTATCGTGGATAGTCTTACCGCAAGGAAGTTTAGCCGCAACGACGATTCACGGTATAATTAAGGTAATATGGAATTAAAAGGAGAATAAATAAATGAGCGGATTCACTAGCGTAGACGATTTAGTAAACGAAATGACGGTTAACGGTAAGTTCCACCGTACGGACTGGAATAAAAACACGTTCTCGACGACGACTCAAACCGCCGGTATGTGGTATTGTCTTCTAAGAGGTGCCGGTAATCCGTCCGCCGATACTATTCTCGGTACTGGTACTAACTTAGCTTTCCAAGCTCTAACCGATACTACTTCCGGAGCTAACGGATTAAGACACGGCGGAGACGTATCTCCGGATACGAAGCATATCCTTAACGCCTCGGCTTTTTCGGCGGCACCTACGACTATGCCAGCCGTTCTAATGCTCGTCGACTTACTAGGCTTTTATCCTATTACTTCCGTTACGACGACCGGCGACCAAGCTCTAAATAATACGGTTACTCTACCTCGTTATACGACCGGAGAGGGAGTACAAGCTTTCCTAACTCCTAGTACGGTAATGGGTGCCGGTACTCCGAATATTCGCTTAACCTATACAGACTCCGACGCTAACGCCGGTAATCTTACTCCGGATACTCTACCGGCAGGACTTACCGCCGCACCTGTAACCTCTATTCCTTATAGCGGTACTGGAGCCGGTAAATATGGTCCGTTTATTCCGCTCGCTAACGGCGATAAAGGTATCCGGAGCGTACAACAGTTTAACCTTTCGGCTACTTATACCTCGGGAGTTCTAAACCTCGTACTTTGTAAGCCACTTCTAACCTTGCCAATGACTACTATCGGCGTAGCTTCCGAGCGAGATTTATTAAATCAAGTTCCGAGTTTACCTCAAGTTCAAGACGGAGCTTGCCTAGCGTGGTTAATGTACGCCGGTGCCGCAACTCCGGTTAACTCCGCCTTTTACGGACACTTAGACTTTATATGGGGTTAAAATATGTTACTAGGAAACTACTCCGTATTAAATAAAAACCCAGGGCGAGCTTTCGCCGGTTCTACCGTATCCGACTCTAGGGCTCAGTCCGGAATGTCCGGAGCGGTTCGAGGTAGGTTTTACGGAGACGCTTCGGTAGACGGAGAGACCGACCGTAACTCTACTCCTAACGGCTATAGACCGCCTTATTCTTGGGTATTATCTCCGAAGACCGGAGGGCTATCGTCTTACGGTTCTTTAGCCGGAGACGGAGATATTAGCTTCTCTAATTTAGCCGGAGGATTAAACGCCGAAGCTACGTTAGCCGGTTCGGGAGTTATATTCGACGCAGCGTTAGGGCTTATCGCTTCCGCCGTAGCTACTCTATCCGGTATCGGAGGAATCTCCGGCGATATAGTAGGTAAGCTAGAAGCGACCGCCGACTTAGCCGGTAGCGGAGACCTTACCGGAGCGTTAGGAGCGTTAGCCGATTGTGTCGCTACTCTAATAGGTACTGGTACTCTATCGTCCGATATAACCGCTAAGGCTAATTTATCCGCCGATATTACGCCGTTTACCGAACTTAGTCCGGAAGCTTTAGCCGCAGCCGTATGGAACGCTGTAGCTACTATCTTTAATACCGCCGGTACTATGGGCGAAAAACTTAACGACTCCGGTTCGGCTTCTAACCCTTGGGCTACCGACTTAGGCGGAAAGACCGCCGGAGACCGTCTAAAGGACGCAGACGACCAAAGCTTCCTATCTAGTGTTACTTAAAACTAAATATGCTATCATAAAACTATGGAGAAAAAATATGCCTAAGAAAACTAAATACGGTAATATTCTACAGTTCGCTACAGAGGATACTCAAAAGGCGACTTTTAAAGGTTCTATATATAGAAAGCAAGTAGCTAAGTTCGGACAGTGGGTTAATCCGGATTATCCTTGGTTTTCTGACGACCCGAATATGACTCTAGACGAGGCTTGGGGCGAGACGATCGTAAAGAACTTTAACGACGACGCTCTCGGTTCTCCTGTGCCAGTACCGCTTAATCACACCGACGACGTTCGAGTTAATACCGGTTTAGTAGACTCGCTAGAAGTAGTAGCCGGAGACGGTCTCTACGCTAATCTTAAAATTATCGACGAAGATACCCAAGAAAAGCTAGATAAAGGTCTTATATTCGACGTATCTATTAGCTTTATGTGGGATTTTATTCGACAGGATAACGGTAAGCACTACGGAGCGACTCTACTTCACGTAGCGTTAGTAAATACTCCTTACCTTATCGGTATGACTGCTTTCGAAAAAGTCGGCGAAGCTTTAAGTAGGCTAAGTAAATCATTTAAACCGGTAGGATTATCGCTCGCTTCCGAGGGTGCTATAATGCTATCAAGAACGAAAGTAAAGGAGTTATCTAACGTGGAAGAATCAACTATCAAAAACGACAAAGAGTTCGACGTAACCGTTACCTATAAGGACGGAGACGAAGACGTATCAGTAGTAGTTAAAGCCGGAGAAGAAGTAACCGTTCCTACGGAAGTAGCCGAAGAAGTTACTACTCAAATCGCCGACGCTGTAGCTCCTGCCGAAGACGAAGACTCTAACTCGGACGACGAGAACAAAGGCGACGATGCTAATAGCGACGACGACTCTAGCGAAAACGCCGACGACAAAAAAGAAGACGAGGAAGACGAAGACGAAGAAGCCGATAAAGATAAGGCTCTCGCTAAAGCTACTCTTAAGAACGCTCAATACGCTATTAAAGAGCGATATAATATTCTTCTATCCGCCGGTAAGGTTATTCCAGCTCAAGAAACTAAGATTCTAGCTCTAGCTAAATTAGGGCAAGGCGTACAACTTTCTACCGAAAGCGGTAAAAAGATTGACTTAGCTACCGTAGTTCTTGATATACTCGAAGCAGGAAACGTAAAGTTTTCTACCGAGGAAAACGGTTCAGATAAGGAAGATGAGAATCAGGACGACGATTCTAATCAGAACAGCGACGAAAATAAGAAGCCGTCCGAAACACTTTCAGAAGCAGAACTAGCAGGATTTAAAGCTGTTGGAGCTGACCCCGCAAAAATGGACGAGCTAGCGGAGAAAGACCCAGTCTTTCGAGAGGCTCTCAAATCATTAAGCATTAAGTATCAAAAGAAAGGTACAAAGTAATGGCAGATATTACAGAACGCAAAGCTAGTACAGACCGTCAAGACGGCGAAGTACTATCGTTCCTCCAAGGTGCTGAAAGCATTTTCGAGGGGGCTTTAGTCGCTATTAACGCCGCAGGTTACGCAGTTAACGCCGGAGACGACGCTAACGCTGTAATCGTAGGTGTAGCCGACGAAAGCGTAGACAACTCAGCCGGAGCGGCAGGAGATAAGT